CGGTGGTCATATTCTCGCGTACAGCACGCCATACCACGACCCCTGTGTGATCACCATGCCCGACGACTTCTCGATCAGGTTCCTGCCGGATAAGGGTTACGCCATATTCAAGGACCCGCTCGACAGCGATACGCTGGCGCATGAGATACTTCATTGCCTGTACGGGGATTGGCACAAATCATGGATCAAGTAATCGCCATCTCGTGCACCAGCAAAGGCAAACGCTGCATCGCTACCGACAAGAAGAGAAACAAGTGGGTGTATGAGGCGCACAGCGAAGCCGAGGCTGAGATAATCACCGAGGCCGTCGCCGACCGCGGCTACATCCTACCGCAGTGGTGGAGGAAACTCTGACTACCCTGTGCCCCGACTGTGGTGGCAAGTCGCGCGTGGTCGAGACACGTCATAAATCTTCCCGCATTGTATATCGGACCCGACGCAAGCGCAGCAGGACGATAGTGCGACTTCGAGAGTGTCTTGGTTGCAGGTTCCGTTGGAAAACTGTAGAAGTGCCTTATTCGAGTTTGTTGAACAGGAGGGGCGCATACAGCGCCATCAGTCTATGAAGACATTTGTGATTAGGGGACGAGAATGTCGGGTCCTCGCGTTTCGGGTCGAAGCCGAGAGTGAAGAGGATGCTCTCGAGTTGGTAACGAACTATGATGATCATGCCATGCAGTCGCAAGGTGACATGTTTGACTCCTTCGAGATAATGGACGTCCATGAAGTGCCTACGCGGTCATGAGTATACCGAGAAGAATACGCGGTGGTCGATAGGCACGAGTGGCAAGCCGCAGCGTTCTTGTCGCATTTGCACCAACATGAATGCGCGCGACAGGTACCGAGACAACGAAGTTTTACGCGAAAAGAAAAAGGCGGCAGTCAATGAAGCTCACGCCCGAGCAAGAGCAAACCGTAATCGAGGAATTCAAGAAGGGGACAACAGCGACCGAGCTGAGGGAACGATACTGCACCACCAAGCACGCCATCGCAACTATTCTGGCAAGAGTCGGACTGGTTCAACCCATCATGTCCATCCTGTGGAAAAATGAGCACGTCCTGTTGCTGCACGAACGCGCGACGACTACTGAGAACACATACACTCAATTGGCCGACGAGCTGAATGAACGCTTTGGGACAAACTATAGTCGTGAGGCAGTATGCGGCAAGTTGCATCGCATGGGTGTTCGCAAGCGAAGTAAGCCGTCGACTCCTCGGCCGGTGCCCGAACGTCAGACGCGATTCGTCGCACAGAGAAACAGTGTACCCGAGTACGTCCCGCAGGAATTGGACGAGAGCGACGCGCTCAACGTATCGTTGCTCGAGCTAGAGGATGGAATGTGCAAACACCTGACCGGTGATGCGGCGTACTGCGGGATTGCGACAGGCAGCAAACGAGAGTCCCTGTGCCCTAAGCATCGAGCGTATAATCGTCGCGCAGTGATCGAGAAGCCGCGTTCGTGGTACAACGGCCAAAGAAAAAGGGCCTGACTGTTCGCCAGGCCCTTCGCAGCGTCAGTGGTTATTCTTGAAGTAAACGAATAACTCGTTGAACCTGATTTCCCTTGATAGTCCACCTTGCTCCTTTCGGATGAGAAAGCTTCCGACGTAGGCGGGACCTAACGACGGCGGGCTTCATCTTCACTTTCTTGGCGAGTTCAATGATAGTCATGGTCATCACGTTTTACTCCTGTACTACAACTAACCCCTCCAGTTAAGAGTATAAGCGAAGTCTCACCAAATCCGTGTACGCTAAATGACCTAACGTACGGAATAAAATTCCGTATTTTTCACGGGAAAAGACAAGTTTTCTTGCATGGTTTCCGTTGACATGGCCACGGATATGGTCTAAAGTGCCATTATTGAAACGAGCTCACCAGGAGGACACCATGAGCACACTCACCGAACTGAACACGTTACGCGTCGCCGCCGGCATGAAACCCCTCAAGGCGTGGAAAGAGTCGAAGGCAAAGCTCGACGCCGCGGTCAAGAAACTCGCCGCTGATGGCGACGTTGCCGAAGAAATCAATCAGTTAAACGATGCGGCAGAAAAGAGCGCCGCAACGAAGTCGTCCAAGAAAACGAGCAAGACGACATCGGCAAAGCCTGCAGCAAAAAAGGCGACGACCGAAGGCGTGAAGGTATCGACAATCGCCGAGGAACTGGGTATTGATCCCAAGGTCGCACGCGCGAAGCTGCGTCGTCACTTCGGCGACACACCGAAGTCAGGAGGGGGCCAATGGGTATTCACAAAGGACAAGGTAGCGGAAATCAAGGCCGTCCTGAAGGGCGACGCGCGCAAGAAGGATTAAATCGCCGCCACGTCATCGCAGGGCTCACGTTCACCACGTGGGCCCTTTTGCTTGGGCAGGTGCAGGCGAAGAACGACGGACAGTGGGAGTTGACTGACCCAGTGGTGCGTAAATGGTTCCGCACATTGAAACGTCCGGGCACCGACTACTCATGCTGCGACCTAAGCGATGGGTATTATGCGGACAAGACATTCGTCAAAGACAACAAGGTTTATGCCATCATCACTGATGATCGTCCTGACGAACCGCTACATCGTCCACATGTTCCTGTCGGCACGGTGATCGAGGTACCCGATGACATACTCAAATGGGATCGCGAGAACCCCACCGGCCACAACGTCATCTTTCTGACTGTGAATCAAGAACCACTCTGCTTCGTTCAGACGGGAGGCGCATGAGTATGGCTTGTTACGTCTTGGCGATCCGTTCACAACGACATAAGGCGATCCGTGAGAAGCTCGACAACGTTCCCGTAGAATCATACTACCCGATGCGCGCGGTGTGGCGTAAGCAGCGCGTAGGCCCACGAAAGCGGGTCGAATACCCATTGATACCGAGCTACCTGTTTGTGTTCGCCGACCTGACGAAGGAGAACCGGGCGTACAGTGCGAAAACAATACTCTCAATCGATGGGGTCATCAGTTTCCTCGGTATCAAGGGCGAACCTCAGGAGTGCGACCTCGACAAGCTCGACGCGATACGACGCAGCGAAGAGGCCGGCGACTACGACGAAACGCTGGCACGTATTGAACAACTGCTGATCGGTCAGAAAATGACCATCGAAGACGGTCCATTCAAATCGTTCACTGGTACCATCACTACAATTCTCGGCAGTGAAGCGACCCTCGATATCGAGTTGTTTGGTAGAACGACCGCCATCAAAATTGATATTGACAAACTGGCACAGCCGCTTTAATGGCACCTGAGGACGACCGGGACCCCCGTTAGGCGATCACGCCTCGACCGACCCAGTGGCAATTGTGCCATACATCGGAATCATTTGCCTTTTGCGTAGCAAGCGAACCACAAATATCCGAGGAATGGGCGGCAGGCGTCCTGGCGCTGGTCGCAAGAAGGGCAGCATCAGACGATTGACCGCCGAGGCGATTGACGCGGCTGCTGCCGAAGGCATTCTTCCCCTACAATACATGCTGCGAGTGATGCGCGATGCGCGCGTCGCCCGGCCTCGGCGCGATGCAATGGCAATCGCCGCCGCCCCATATCTTCATTCTAAGCTGTCCTCCGTCGAGCACTCTACTAAGAAGGGTGAGACGTTGAAGGAAGTGATGGACTCCATGACCGCTAAAGAAGCGGCCGAGGCTTATGCTACGACGCTGAGCCAGCCATCGTTTGAAGATGACAAACAATCCGAAACCAAACACTAGCTGGCCGCCCGACTATACGTCGGTATACGTCCAGCGTCAGCAGGACCTGCTCCGTATCAAGAGCGATCCTGTGCTGCTCTATGGTGCCAAGGAATACTATCGCAGTCGTCCCGTTGACTTCATCAATCACTGGGGTCTGACTTACGATCCGCGAGTCGCTGGCAGTGATCGACCGACGCGACTCCCCTTTATCTTGTTCCCACGGCAACGTGAGTTCGTCAACTTCTTGCAGGAATGTCTCGTTGACCAAGAAAATGGACTGGTTGAGAAGTCACGAGATATGGGCGCCACTTGGGTATGTGGCGCTTTTTCTGTTTGGCTTTGGCTGTTTGTTGATGGGTCATCGGTGGGTTGGGGTTCACGTAAAGAACAACTTGTCGACCGCATTGGCGACCCCGACAGTATCTTCGAGAAAATGAGAGTGTTGATTCGTAGTCTCCCGACCGAGTTACTGCCAGCGGGCTTCAGTCCGAGTGATCACATGACACACATGAAGATCATCAATCCGCAGACAGATTCGACCATCACAGGTGAGGCAGGCGACAACATCGGTCGCGGCGGTCGTAAACTTTTGTACTTCAAGGATGAGTCCGCGCATTATGAGCGCCCGGAGAAAATCGAGGCTGCCCTCGCCGACAACACGAATTGCCAAATTGACATCTCCAGCGTCAATGGTCTCGGCAATGTGTTTCACCGACGCCGCGAGGCCGGCACCGAATGGTCGCCTGGCAAAAAAATAGCCAAAGGCGTTACGCGCGTCTTCATCATGGACTGGCGAGATCACCCCGCAAAAAACGAGGCATGGTATGAAACACGTCGTAAGAAGGCTGTTAACGACGGACTCCTACACATCTTCGCTCAAGAAGTTGATCGCGACTACTCCGCCGCAGTCGACGGCATCATCATCCCATCGCTCTGGGTCAAAGCCGCAATCGATGCGCACCTCGATCTTGGGTTCGACGACTCGGGCGCGTGGGGCGCGGCCCTCGATGTCGCAGACGGTGGAGGAGATACTAATGCCCTTGCTCTCCGCAAAGGCGTGATCCTCAAGGAATGCGAGGAATGGGGCGAACGAGATACCGGCGTGACCACACGTAAAGCTATCGGTATCTGTCGTGACCGCGGTACTATCGATGTGCAATATGACAGCATCGGCGTGGGCTCAGGCGTCAAGGCTGAGGTCAATCGTCTGCTCGACGAAAGATTGATGCCGAAGAATATTCGGTTCTTCCCATGGAACGCGGCGGCTGAGGTACTCAAGCCTGACGCGCGAGTGATCGAGCACGACAAAGACTCGCCGATCAATAAAGATTTCTACGGTAATCTCAAGGCGCAGGCGTGGTGGCAACTTCGTCGCCGGTTCGAGAAAACTTATCGCGCGTTGCAGAAACTCGACGGTGACCCCGATCAGCAGGACTTCACGTGGGAAGCGCACGAACTGATCAGTCTCCCGAGCGGTTTGCCCAACCTGCGTAAGATCGAGAAGGAACTGTCACAGCCCACAGCGAGTCAAGGCGCACGCATGAAGTTGATCGTCGATAAGACACCCGAGGGCACGCGTTCACCGAATCTTGCCGACGCTATCGTGATGGCGTTCTGGCCTGTGAACCGTCCACCTATGATCGTCACTCAAGGATTGCTCCAGCGCTCGAGGATTCGTCGGTGAGGAAAAAGAAAGTCGCCAACGACCCAATGCCGCAACTCAAGGTAGTGAGCACGGGCTCACGTCGCAAGGTGAGCGATAGCGTGTTGGCTAGATCTCGCACCAAGAAAGAAACGGAGAACGCGTTCGTCATCCCGCAATTTCCCAAAGCTGCATTGCCGCCCGGCAAGAGCGCTACCAAGCACCCGTTGGCGATGGACACTCAAATCATCGAGGTCAATGCCTGGGCGGCTCAGTCGATGTACGCCGGCGCGTTCAATAACGGCGCGACCTTTCTTGGTTACCCCTATCTCGCCCAATTAGCGCAGGTGCCTGAGTATCGCAAGATCGTCGAGACGACGGCGATGCACATGACTCGCAAGTTCATCAGCTTGCAGAGCGTCGGTGATGGCGACGAGACCAAAGACAAATCGGACAAAATCAGAATCATCAATGATGACCTTGAAAATTTCAAAGTGCGGGATGTTTTCCGTAGGGCGGCCGAAGTCGACGGCTATTTCGGACGAGCTCACCTATACATTGATCTCGGTGAGCCTGCTGATCCCAAGGAACTCAAGTACACCATTGGCAATGGTCGTGACGCGATTAGCCGTCTGAAGATCGAGAAGGGTTCACTCAAAGGCTTCAAGATCATCGAACCTGTGTGGACATATCCTTCCAACTACAATTCCAACAACCCATTGACTAGCGATTGGTACAATCCGCAGTCGTGGTTCGTCCTCGGCAGAGAATTGCACAGCACGCGATGCATTCGCATGGTGGGGCATGAAGTTCCAGATTTGCTGAAGCCGGCATATGCCTTCGGCGGATTGTCCATGACACAGATGGCCAAGCCGTACGTCGATAATTGGCTGCGCACACGTCAGTCTGTGGCCGATACCATATGGGCGTTCTCAACGTCAGGCGTCAGCACAGATTTGGCAACGATGATACAGGGTCAAGGGGAAGAGTTATTCGCCCGCGCCGAGTTGTTCAACAACCTACGCAACAATCGCGGGTTAATGATACTGAACAAGGACAGCGAAGAATTTTTCCAAGTCAACACCCCGCTTGGCACGTTGGACAAGTTGCAGGCACAGGCGCAAGAGCACATGGCGTCGGTGTCATCGATACCCCTCGTGTTCCTACTCGGTATTACCCCTTCAGGTCTCAACGCTTCCAGCGAAGGCGAGATACGGGTATTCTACGATTTCATCGAGGCAACCCAGAACAAATTTTTCAAAGAGCCATTGACGCGAGTGATTGACTTCATTCAGCTCAATCGGTTCGGAGAAATCGACCCCGAGATCACGTTCAAGTTTGAACCTCTGTGGTCGATGACCGACAAGGAATTGGCCGAAGTCGACAAACTCGAGGCCGAGACCGACGACTTGCGTATCAATGGTGGCGTGATATCGCCTCTCGAGGCACGTATTCGTTTGGCTCATTCGCCCGAGACTCCTTACGCCGAACTCGACGTGACTGTGATCCCGATTGCGCCGGGCAGCGGTGGTGATGAACCAATTGATCCGGAAACTGGTGAGCCTGAGCCGCCCGCACCTATTGGTGGGGCCAGTCTCGACCCGGGCAAGCGCGACAGTGTGGCGACGGACGAGGCATGGCAAGAGTCGAAGCACCCTCGCGGCCAACCCGGCAACGCGGGTCAGTTCGGTTCGGGTGGCGGGTCATCGGGTGGTTCATCCGCACCCAAGCACGTCACGTCATTGCTCAACAAGCCTGCTGGCATCAGCGGCAAATATCGCCAAGGCATTCAGAACCTGTTGAAAGACCCGGGCATCGACGCGTCAACTAAGACGCACCTCAAATTCAAGCTCATTGAGTCTTATGCCGCAAAATCGGAACAGTTGAAGAAAAAAGGCGATCACGCTAAATCCGATGCTGTAGCACTCAAAGCCGCAAAACTTGCAAAAGCATTGGGCGCACAGAAAGTGCCTATCAACACCAAACCTGCGAGTCCGGAACAGAAAAACGACGGCCCGAAGCACACGGTCGACAACTCGCATAAATACCCGGACAAGTTCATCATCAAAACGCCGGAAGGCGAGGTGGTCAAAAATCCCGGTAGTTCGATCTCGATGAAGTTCGACACTAAGGCGGAAGCCGAAGCCAAGGCCGCACAGTTCGATACCGAAACCGGCAAGGCGCAGAAATTTGAAAAAAAAGAAGCCGACGTTAAGCAAAAGGCAGTCGAGACCAAGGCGGAAAAAGTAGCGAAGGAGTTGCCGCAATACCTTTCTTCTTTTTCGTCGATGAGTGAGGACGACAAAGCGAGTCTGATCGATCTTGCGTCGTTTACGAACGCTGGTAGTGCAGCCGGTTTTCTCAAAGATATAAAATCCCAGATACCATTCAAGGATGCGCCAAATCTTACCGCTGCGAAAGCCGCGCATATTCGCGCCTACACGGGCAGCGCTTATGTCATCACGAACGCGCAACTTCGTGCCAATGAGCTCGACGAAAACACCTATGCCCACGTCAAACAGCTGAACACTGCGCTCGATGCGTTGCCAAAATTCGACAGTTCGACAACTCGAGGCACGCAACTTGATGCGAGTGAACTCAAGAAATGGCAGCCCGGGAAAATCGTTGCCGATCATGGCTTCATGAGCACGACCAAGAAATTGTCACCTGACTTTGGTGGTAACGTTCAGCTTACTGTTCATGGCAAAACCGGGCGCGACATCAGCAAATTATCCGGGCACCCGAGCGAGCAAGAAGTGTTGTTCCCAGCCGGCACCAGGTTCAAAGTCGTGGATCGTAGTGAAAAACACGGCAAGTCATATATCACGTTGCAAGAGGTCTGATTCATGCCGAAAGAAAAAACTCTTGAGGAACGTTGGAAGGAAGAAGGCGAAGGTCTGCACGTCGTTGACGATGATGCGGATGATCCGTTCCTAGAGAGTGACGATGACCTCGAGCTGGACGAAGACGATGGTGATGATGAGGATGCTGGATCTTCATCTGACGAGGACGATTGAGGAGCATACCGTGAGCGACATCAACAAATTTTCCGAGACCGCTGACCGTTTCAAACGGTTCAAGGCCAAGCGCGAAGCGCGACTCGACGATCTCAATGCGAAGATGGATGCTCACGAGCCCAAAGAAGATGAGGTGTTCCGCAAGTATGAAGGCGCAGTGGAGGAGTTCGCTGATCAGGTGAAGCAATTCGAGCTCGACACTGAGACCATGCGCAATGCTATCGACGGAAAAGAAGGGGGCACCGAAGGAACGGTGACCAAGTTTCCAGACACTGGCCAAAAAACTGGCACAGGCTAAAGCAGTGCGGAAGGAGTTACCGCAACGCGCTATTGATGACGCCTTCGCCAATCACGTCGGCAAGTTATTTGAGACGTTCTGTGCCGATATCAAGACGGCGCACAGTTCTGGTAGTCCAATCGATCATGCTCGCAAGCAATTCATTGCGTCGTTTCAGTTAGCTGTTACTACCCACACCGAGATGATGAACCACATCCAATGCCTGTGAAGGAAAAGGTCCTCCGCCCTGTGCATCCCAACGTCGGGGTGGAGATGGAATATCGGCGTCGCTTGATTCGTATGATCGAGCAGATGCATAACTCGGTGATGTATTGGGTAGAGTCGAAGTACCGCAACAACGAACCCGCAATTTCAATGGACGCTACACCGGCTGTGCAACTTCGTCTGACGATCAGCAAACTGAAGAAACAATGGCTTGCAAAGTTCAATCAGGCCGCCCGAGAGTTGGCCGAATTTTTTGCGCAAGATGTTGCTGACCGATCCGATGCTCAGATGAAGGCGATTCTCAAGAAAGGCGGCATCTCGGTCAAGTGGCGTATGACCGCCGCGCAACGTGACATCATGCAGGCGACTGTTGAAGCGAACGTGTCCCTTATTAAGTCGATTCCGCACGAGTATCTCAAGAACGTCGAAGGCGCAGTCATGCGCTCCGTTCAAACCGGTAGAGATCTCGGTCAGTTGAGCAAAGAATTGCAGAAAAAATTCGGGGTGTCTAAGAGTCGTGCCGCCTTGATATCACGAGACCAGAACAACAAGGCCACAAGTGCCTTCCAGCGTTCGCGTCAGCAAGAGCTCGGGATCACTGAAGCGGTTTGGATGCACTCTCATGCCGGTGAAGTGCCGCGACGCACACATCTCGCCATGAACGGCAAGAAATACAACGTCAGCGAAGGCATGTGGGACGACGATGAGCAAGCTTACGTGTGGCCCGGACAACTGATCAATTGTCGTTGTACGTCGAAGTCCGTAGTTCCCGGGTTTACCTGAAGGAGAAACGTGATGTCTCTTGTCACCATTCTGCTGATCATCTTGATCATTGCGCTATTGGGGGGGTTCACTGGCGTCGGGGGCGGGCCGTTTTATGGGGGCGGTCCATTTCTAGGCGGGGGTCTTGGTATTATTATTCTGATCCTTGTCATCTTGCTATTGGTGGGACGGATTTGAGGGTCCATATTCACATGCATCACCACTTTGGGGATGACGAGCAACTCCGAAGTGTACTCTCAGAAGAGCTCGAAAATCTAGCAACAAGGATAGAATTCATGATCGATCCAGTCGTACAGGCTTTGATGGACCAAGCCAAGAAGAACTCCGACTTCACAGCATCGGTGGACCTTGCATTCAAAGCGTTGCAGTCCCAGGTGTCGGCGTTGCAGTCAGAAATTTCTGCCGTCACAGCAAATGGTACCATGACCGATGCTGAGAAGGCATCGATCAGTGCACGCACCAGCGATCTTGCCAATTCACTGAACACGTTGCAGAACGACGTTGGCGAGAACGTTCCGCCTGCACCCGTTGAACAACCCGCGCCAGTCGTCGAGCAACCAGCACCTGTTGAACAACCGGCACCCGCTGAGCAACCGGCACCAATCGACCCGAACGCACCGACCACCTAATCATTGTGGGGCGGTCTTCACCACCGCCCCCTTTAGGGAATTTTGAAATGGGACTACTCGGATGTTTCATCGGCATATACATCTTGTGCTCAATCATCGCCTCGTTGTTCGGGGTGCAACTATGAAGAACGTGATGTTCTTTGGGGTGGTTATTTGGCTGATCGCTTATCGCGCAGTGTTCGCTGCGGATCTTCCTGTGAAGCACGCGCACAAACCGCCGCACAAGAAATCTTTGACGATTGGCAAGACTGCGTTACCCAAAGAAGACGACAAACTCGGTCGTCCGGCAGGAATGCCGTGAAAGAGTACGCCGCTTTACCAGTACTCAAGAAAATGCCCGTCGAAGGCGTTTGCCTGAGGAACGTGGACGGCGCTTACTATCGCGTCAATGGTGAACATGCTCAGGTGGTTGTGATCGGTCCGATGCATTTTACCCCGGGTGAGTACTTGGACGCGTTGAACGAGTTGGAGGATGACTCTTTTCGTTTGTATCACAGTGCGTTCATGGGAACGCCCAACCTGGACATTCGTGAACTTGTGTTGCGGCGTGGTTTCGTCAACTTGATGGCATCTCGATGAACCTGGGCGCGGGAGTTCTTATCACAACGCCTGACGGCTTAGCGCTATTCCTGAAGCGCGGTGCAGGGGGAGATCATGCCGGAACATGGGCCTGGCCCGGTGGCGGAATCGAAGACGGGGAATCACCGGAAGAAGCCGCGCGACGTGAGACGCTCGAAGAAATTGGCTACGCGCCGAAAGGCGACCTCGCGCAATTCGATCACGAAGAGGATGACCAAAGCGTATTCACGACTTTTCATCACGGAGTTGACGAGCATTTCTTGCCTAAACTTAATGGTGAGCACACAGCATACGCGTGGGCGCCGCTGAACGATCCTCCTCAGCCGCTGCATCCTGGCGTTGCCGACACCATCAAGAAAATCCACGATGAAGACGATGGTCTCGCGTCCGATGCTAAGTTATCTAAGGATGCTGTCAACTATTCGCCAGGCGAAGACGACGACCGGTGCAGTAACTGCAAACATTTTCAATCACCATCGTCCTGTGCACTCGTCGCCGGGTCAATCGATCCCGACTATTGGTGTGAGAAGTTCTCAGCTATTTTGATGGCGGGCGATGAGTTCAAAGAATCTGACCATCCTCGTGCCGACAACGGACAATTCGGTTCGGGTTCATCGATCAAGATGAGTGACATGAAGAAAGAGTCCGGTAAGATGGGCTCTAATCCTGGCGGCGTGTACTCAAACGCCGAGGGCAAGAAATTCTACATTAAAGAGGGCAAAACTGCGGATCACGTCAATAACGAACTGCTGGCAGGCTCATTGTACGGTCTCGCAGGATCGAAGACGTTGAATTATCATCCAGTCGAAGGTGGCAAACACATCGCCACTGAACTGCAAGACCTGGACAAGAAGAACGTCAATGATTTTACCGCAGAGGAAAAGAAAAAGGCACAACTGGATTTCGCTACACACGCTTGGCTGGCGAACTGGGATGCTGCCGGTCTTGGTGGTGATAATCAGGGGATTATTGGGGGTCACCCTGTGTCTCTTGATCTTGGCGGTGCACTTAACTATCGCGGCATGGGTGGTGCTAAAGGAAGCAAATTCGGAAACGTCGCGGGTGAACTGAAGACGATGCGCGACAAGGCGATCAACCCCGACAACGCTAAACTGTTTGGATCGATATCGACCGAGGACCTCAGGGCATCTGCTGATA